GTCTTGATGTGGACTCAACATACCACGAATTGATACCCAAAGAAGAATCGAAAGAGAGAATAAACCTATTCTTTCTTTTTGGTTCATAAGGTATCGGCATTTTCATTAATAAATCAGCCATTGTATTTTTGTTTTTATATTTTTTTGTTTATTACTTATAAATAGTTGGAGTAGTGAAAATTTTTCTATTTACTTTGTTTTGAAAAACCACATTATATAGAAGCTAACTAGAAATTATTATACTTCTTTTTTCTCTCCTCCTTTAGTTAAATAAGTTTTTACTGGTTTATCATCCTTATATTCTTTATCTAAGAAATTCTTAATGCTTTCAATATTACCTGGGTCATCATCAGAAAAACCAATCATAGGAACGAAATTATTTTTAATGTCGTTCTTAAAGAAAGCTCTCTGATTTAATTTACCAGCCATATCCTTTACATAAGAGATAAAGTTTTTAAGGGCTTTTATCTTTCCTTCTTCAGGGTTCGCAGCACTACCTTCACCATAAGTTACAGGGTGGAACTTTAATAAGTCCAAATACGATTCAACTATATCATCATCAGTCATTTCGTCCTCACCAGAGATGTCTCTAAACTTCTTGAGGTTTGAGATTAACTCTTCTTTACTAATACCCTTGTGATTAGTCATAATCATATTATATACAGCATCTTTTAACACCGAAGGTGTGTGTCCACGAGCAGTGATAATTGAGAAAATTGAACCTCCGTTGATTGCTTCAACAAAATCATCCCATGAAGGACCCGTCTCAGCAACCATTGCGTCAACAATAAATTGTGAGTCACCTTCAGTAGTGAAGTTTCTATAAGGGTTTTCAGCATAACCAACAATAGTTTCACCTTTATAATCAAAAGGTTCTTTACCTAAAACCCCACGATATTCTGCGAAGTCCTCAGTAGACATACCCACTTCTTTACCGTCCTCAGTTTGAACGATAATTTGTGTAGGCATCATCAAAATGTTGTCATCCCAGTCAAAAGCATAATACTTCATATTAGGATTACCCGCTTCGTCAAATCCCTCATTGAGTTTTTTTTCCTCAATATATTCTCTTAAGATACTACGAATCATTACTTTGTCTCGTTTAGTCTCTCAATTAATCTTTCTAATTGTTCTTCTGAAATCACAATGTTTTGTGGTTTTTCAGAAAATGTTTTTACACCATTGTTCTCAACATTTAGGTGTTCCATTAAGTTTGATTTCTTAAATTCCATGTTCTTATTTTAATTAAACGTTTAATAAGGCTAATGGGGGTCACCATCGGTAACCCCCAATTTATAAATATATCAAATTAGATATCTTCGAAAGATGCTCCCGTTGGAGTAATCAAGAACTCAATATCGATGAATTCAAGTGCTCTCGTTGGTTTCAAGTAGATTTTACCAGTCAATTGGTTATTATCCAAATCTTCAGGTGTGTTTTCTACAACCACACGGAAGTCGATTAAACCTCTGTCTCTTCTAATAGAGTCTAAGATTGGGTTAACCGAATCTAAGAAGTCTTGTCTTACTTGGTCATCGTTCTGTTCGAACAACAATCTTACCGCTACAGCTGAAATCAACTTACGAGCTTGTAACAACAATCTTCTTACGTTAATTCTGTCAAGTGCAGATTCTCTAATTTGTAGAGTCTTATTACCCCAAATTACTGTGCCCACATCTGAGAATGTTGCGATTGGGTTCAATCTACCTTGGTATAATGTATCTCTATCTTCTTGAGTTAACTTCTTACGTGCTTTAACAGCATTTACCAAACCTCTTGTGTAACCCGCAGTTGCGAACCAAGGGAATGCGATGTTATCTGTTAATGCTAAGTTCTTAACAACCTCTGCCGTTGGTGGGATGTAGATTTGTGTGTTGTTCACACTATCTCTTGTCAATACCCACGGGTAGTAAGTTGCTGTGTAGTTAGAATCAATTGATGACTCTTCTAAGTTATCAACCGCTTCATCAGGGTAGATGAAATCTGTTTCAAACGATGAAGTATTAGGTACATACATGTTGTAATCCGCAGTAGTACAGATGTAGATAGAATCTGCTCTGTCTGTTTCAATCATTTCAATCGCTTCTTCCACCAAGTTAGAATGGTTATAATAATCAACACCAGGTGTTGTGAAGATGTTAATGTTAACCGCTTCAGGATTTTCAAATGTTTTCTGACCCAATAAGTAAGCGTAGTAATCAGTATTTGCCCAATCAGTTTGATTTTCACCTACAGTAATTTGTTTAAACTGTCCCCATCCTGTTGCAGTTGGGAATGAAGGTGAAGGAGTAGCACCTGCCAAGTAACCAGTACCACCTAAACGGAATGTGTCTTTATTTGAACGGAATTCTCTATAAACATCCCAACCATCAAAACCACCTTTAGGTAATAATGTAAACTTACGTGTATTAAGTTTGTAATATGGATTTGTTTGAGAAGTTGGTTCACTTCTAAATTCAGCCACACCTACTTCAAACGCAGTTTCACCTGAAGTTACAAATTGACCTGAAATTGTAACAACCGTAGCTCCTGAATCCATGTGGAAACCTTTTGTTAGATAAGCCCAATCATTACCTTCGGTTGCAGTACCCAAGTTAGTTGGGTTTTGTTTACCTTTATACATGAAGAAGTCAGAATCAATACCTACAGTATTTGAAATACCTAAGTAAGTCTTTCTTACTTTATCACCCGCACTTCTTGTAGAATTATCATTTCCATTAGTAGTACCGAATGGTGGATTATAAATTATTTCACCAGGTGTGTTATATTTAGTCTTGTATGCAATAAATGGACTCTTAACTCCTGAGTACTCTCTAAAGTTATAACCTTCGAAACCACAAGGAAGTGCATCGATTGGTGCATCTTCATCCATTTCTAACATAATAAATTTAGACTTAAGTTCAAACTCACCATTTGATGTACCAACTTTCTTAGCTACGTATCCATTTTCACCAGGATTCATCGTACAGTTAGTGAATTTCTCAATTACCACAGGATTTGCATCAGTATCGAAGAAATCACGAACGATAATATCAAATGTTAAGTTAGCAAATGAGATATTAGCAATTGAAATTTTTATTTCATTATTTGCTGCGTTACCATCAGAAATTGAAATAAACCTAAATAATCTATCAACTTGAGAACCTCTTAATTCTGAAACCACAAATGGTGTTGACGGTGTTTGATATTGTTCTAAATACCAACCAATTGAAGTATTGTTACCATCATCTTCTCTAGCCGAAGGTAAAGCAGTAAGGTTACAGTTCAAACCACGAATTTTACCTTTTCTATATCCTTCAGTCAATAATGAGTAATAAACTTCCTCATCAAATACAGGAACCTCTGTTCTATTTTTACCAAAGTTTGTACCACCAAATACTTTATTTATATAGTTAGTATCTGATAATGAGAACGATGTTTTGAATGTGAATACATCACCATCATTAGTCACACCTGAAATACCAAATGGTGAGTAAGGGTTTTTCTGAACTGCTTCATACTCACCTGTACAATCCATAACAACTTGTGATACTCCACTCGCAATATATACTGGACCACCGTCACTATCATTGTTAATACCTCTTGAACGAAGTGTTGTAACTACTAAATCATTATACTCAGTAAACGCAGTTGCATTGTAACTCAAAACCGTACCACTAATAGTACCATTAAACGCACCATTACCATTATCTGTTAATGACGTAACAACTCCGTTAAATGAAATACCTGAGTAATTATCACCCGTACCTGGTTCGAAACAACCGTAGTACCAAGGGTCCATTAATGAATCGTCGTAATCTGCAACTGAATTGTATAGACCGTCAACAGATAAGAAGTTATTACTATCTGAAACAGTATATCCAGCACCAGTAAATGAGTTATACACTGCATCTGTAACTACACCCCATTGAGCACCTGTAGTAGCACTTAATGAGTTAGTAATCATTATACCGTTTAAGAATGATTGCATTTGACCCGACATTGTTGTAGAGTCTCCATTGTATAATGTGATTGAATCGTTGATATAATCAATAATCGGAGCAGGAAATGAAGTAGTGAAGTTAATACCTGAAGTAGAACCTGTATTACCCGAGAAGTTTACTGACCATGTTGCCTCTGTTGGTGTAGATAA